CGCGGCACTCAAACGCTGGTTCAAAGAGGACTGGAAAGATGTGCGTACTGGTAAGGCTTGCGGACGTAAGGAAGGCGAAAAGCGGGGCACACCCTACTGTAGACCAACAAAGAAAGTGTCCAGTAAAACGCCTAAGACAAGCGGCGAGATGACAGCGTCTGAAAAACGCAAGAAGATCACCGAGAAAAAACGGCTTGGACAACCTGCAGGTAAGCCACGGCGGGTCTCCCCTGCAAAACGGAAGACTAAGAAATGACAACATCAGGCACCACAGCGTTTAATATGGACTTCACGGAGATCGCGGAAGAAGCATGGGAACGTGCGGGCCGTGAGATGCGGTCTGGGTATGATCTCCGCACTGCGAGACGGTCCATGAACTTGATGACAATCGAGTGGCAGAACCGCGGCATTAACATGTGGACTATTGATTCTGGCACCATTACCCTAACAAAAGGTACTTCTAGGTATGCCCTACCAGCCGATACTATTGATGTGTTGGAACACCAAATACGTACCAATAGTGGCAACGCGAGCACACAATCTGATCTTACTATAAATCGAATCAGCGTAAGTACGTACGCGGCTATACCTAACAAGTTATCACAAGGTCGCCCTATCCAGTTGTATGTAGAACGGTTGAGAGATGCACCGCATGTAAATGTGTGGCCTGTACCAAACAACGACGACTACGTGTTGTATTATTGGCGTATGCGCCGTGTTGAAGACGCTGGGTCTGGCGTACAGACTGCTGACATGAATTTCCGGTTTTTTCCCTGCCTTGTAGCTGGACTGGCGTACTATATTGCCATGAAAGTGCCTGAGTTAGTTGATCGTGTTCCTATGCTTAAATCAGTATACGACGAACAGTACGAACTGGCTGCAGGGGAAGACAGAGAAAAAACTTCATACGAACTTATTCCTAGAATAGCTAGGATTCGCTGATGAGCAACAAGTACGCATCTTCTCAAAAAGTCATTGCGCTCTGCGATGTGTGTGGGTTTCAGTATAAGTTACGGGAACTACGCAACCTTTTTGTTAAGGGCAGAGATACAAATGTAAAGGCTTGCCCCGAATGTTGGAATCCCGATCAACCACAACTGCGTTTGGGAGAGTTTCCTGTCAATGACCCGCAGGCTGTTCGTTCCCCACGCGTGGATCAAAGCCTTGGTCCTTCAGGGGATACCAGTTCTCGGGGTATTCAATGGGGTTGGAATCCCGTAGGTGGCGGTAGAGACCCTTTTGGGCTTGCGCCTAACACATTAGTAGGAACTGGTCAGGTCGGCCAAGTTACCGTAACTACATCATAGGAGGTGCGTAATGCCCAAAGTAGGAAATAAAACATTTGGATATGATGCAGCAGGTAAAAAAGCCGCTGCGAAAGAAGCAAAGAAAACAGGTCAGGCTATGCAAACAGCCTACAAAAAAGGCGGTAAAATCAAGGTACGCGGTACAGGCGCAGCTACCAAGGGTTTGTACGCACGGGGACCAATGGGGTAAGCTATGAACTATACCGAGCTGAAAACTAACATCGAAGACATCTGTGAGAACTCTTTCACAGATGACCAGCTCGCTATGTTTACGCAGCAGGCTGAACAGAAAATATATAACACGGTGCAGATACCTGCACTGCGTAAAAACGTGACAGGTACGCTTACAGCAGCGAACAAGTATCTGTCTACGCCTTCTGACTTCCTGTGGTCCTACTCGTTAGCAGTCGTTGACGCCTCTGGGGTCTACCACTTTCTGTTGAATAAAGACGTTAACTTTATGCGGGAAGCGTATCCAAAGCCAACGGATACCGGCTTACCCTAGTACTACGCGTACTTTCACGTCAACACGTTTATCGTTGGGCCTACCCCTGACGCAGGGTACACCTCGGAGCTTCATTATGGGTATTATCCGCAGTCAATCGTAACTGCAGGCACTACGTGGCTTGGAGAAGAGTTTGATTCTGCTCTACTTAATGGCGCATTGATTGAAGCTATTCGCTTTATGAAGGGCGAACCAGATATTGTTGCTATGTACGAAAAGATGTATTTGCAATCAATAACGCTGTTAAAGAGTCTCGGAGACGGCAAACTACGTGAAGACGCATATCGTTCGGGCCAGTTCCGAATCCCAGTAAGTTAAGGAGGCCAAAATGGCAATTACTCAAGCAATGTGTACATCCTTCAAAGTCGCTCTTTTGAACGGCGAGATGGATTTTAGTGGCGACACGTCACAAACCTTTAAGATCGCACTGTATACTAGCTCTGCTACGTTGAGCGCGGCTACAACAGCGTATGCAACAACAAACGAAGTGACGGGAACTAACTACGTTGCAGGGGGTAATACCCTTGTAATATCTGCAGCTCCAACTTCTTCAGGCACAACAGCGTTTCTGGATTTTGCAGATACCACGTGGTCAGATGCTACAATTACAGCACGGGGCGCATTGATTTATAAGGTTGGCGGAAGCAACCCGGCGGTCGCAGTGTTGGATTTCGGGGGGGATAAAACTTCTACTACAGGCGACTTTACTGTTCAATTCCCAGCATCCGATGCTACCAACGCCATCGTACGCATCGCTACTCCATAAGGTAGTATATGTCCAATACCGATAGACCTTGGGGCGCTGACGCTTGGAGCCAAAATTCTTGGGCAGGGAACCCTACTGCTACGCTGTATTCCGGCTGGAGTGGAGGTAGTTGGGGCCAGACTGCTTGGGGGGAGGACCAGTTTGTTGTTCTCGTCACAGGTGTTGAGGCAGAAGGCGCTATTGGTAAAGATCAGCCTTGGAGCGCAGGCTCTTGGGGGCAAGGCTCTTGGGGAACTCCTCTAAGAGTAGCCGTAAACGCTGCAGCGTTCTGCTTGCCGCAAGGAGTCGAGTGCGCCGGGGGTATTGGTACAGCTCTTGTAGACGGTGAAGCTATTCACCCGGTTGCTGGGGTCGCAGGGGGCGCTACAGTTGGCAATGTTGTAGTAGCCGCAGTATCAAATCTAGTAGTTACAGGCGTTGAAGCTGTAGCCGCTCTTGGGGACTCTGAGCCTTGGGGCGCTGGTTCTTGGGGGCAGGACTCTTGGGGCGCGCCGTTACGAATAGATGTACGCGCATCTGCGACGGGCCTACCCGCGGGAGTAGAAGCTGCGGGTGTTGTAGGTAATCTTACAGTAGACGCCGAAGCCAATGTAGCGGCTACAGGAGTAGAAGCTGACGGCGTTATAGGTGACGTATCTCTGGCGCTGGGTGTAACAGTCTCTCCAACAGGTGTGGAAGCCGAAGGTGACGTGGGAGACACGTTTATAGCTCTCGGAATTGTTGTATCAGTTACGGGATTGCAAGGGAACGCAAAACTTGGTAACGTAGCCGCATCGGCTAACACAGGTATACCTGTTATAGGGCTTGCAGCTACGGGAATTATCGGTTTCGCCAACGTATGGAGCGAAGTTGATGATGACCAAACACCTAATTGGGCATCTATCGCCAGTGCACAATCTCCTTCGTGGGACGGTGTATCTGAAACGCAAAATCCAAACTGGCAAGACATAGCCGCATGAGGACTGAAATATGACAACACAATATTCACCGATACTTAAACTTGCCCTGCCAGTTCAAGGCGAACTCAGTGGTACATGGGGTGATGTCGTAAATGACAACATCACGTCAATGGTAGAACAGGCCGTTGCTGGCCGCGCGGTTATAGATACATGGTCCGCAAACTCACATACGCTGACTACAGCGAACGGCACGTCTTCTGAAGCCCGCTGCGCTATGCTTGAGCTTACCGACACAACTACGGATTTAAGTGGCGCGGGTACAATTATTTGCCCCACAGCTTCTAAAATTTACATCGTAAAAAACGCGACTGGGCAAAACATTACAGTAAAGACCGCTGCGGGGTCTGGTGTTCTTATCCCTAACGGACGCACCACGTTCTTGTTTTGTGATGGCACAAACGTCGTAGAGGCTTTAACGCATACGACTTCTTTGCAGTTGGGTACTAGCACAGTAGTTACTGCGGTCCTTGATGAAGACAACATGGCTTCTAACAGCCCTACTTCCTTGGCCACACAGCAATCCATCAAGGCTTACGTAGACGCACAGATTGGTACAGCGGATACACTTGCTGAGATTCTAGCTAACGGCAATACATCCGGCAGTAATAACATTGTCGTCGCTAACGGGCAGAAGATAACAACAAATACTATTGATGAGACTACCGCAGGTTCCGGTGTTACGATTGACAGCGTGTTGCTCAAGGACGACACAGTCAACGCTACGGACATCGAAACCGGGTCCATATCAGCTAACGACGGCACTACGGCGGCTACGATTGCAAACAGCACAGGGGTCGTAACGGTTCCTTCAGCGGTCCTTACCACGGCGGACATAAACGGCGGCACCGCAGACGGTGTGGTTATAGGTGCCACAACTCCCGCAGCAGCGACTGTCACTACCCTCGCAGCGAACACAAGCCTAACGATCAACAGTACAGTGTCGGTCACATCGGTTTTAGACGAGGATAATATGTCCTCTAATGACCCTGCGGGACTGGCTACACAACAATCCATTAAAGCGTACGTAGATGGACAAGTTGGCGGTTCATTAGCTGCTGCTAACAACTTATCAGATGTAGCGAACGCAGGTACTTCCCGCACAAATTTAGGTGTGGCAGTTGGATCAGATGTCTTAGCGTATGACGCTAACTTACAGGCTTTTGTAACTGCGCTTACACTGCCGACATCGGATGGCACAAGCGGCCAAGCCTTAGTCACTAATGGTAGTGGAACTGTTTCGTTTGGGTCTGCTGGGATTTCGACGGGGAAAGCAATCGCAATGGCAATGGTCTTCGGTTAAACCGTCGATTCTAAAGGAGAAAAAACATGGCCAATCCTAATATCGTAGCCGTATCGACTATTTACGGCAAAACCACATTCCTAAGTCCTACGGGAACAAGTTCCGTCGTTCTTTTGCCGAATGCGGCAAGCAGTGGCACAGTGATGAAAATCAATCAAGTTGTTGCCGCGAACAAGAACGGCTCTGCGGCGGTTAACTGTAGTGTTGACCTCTATACAAACGGAGCAGTAGCTCAAGGCTCTGCACCTTCTGGCGGTACGGCATATCCGATTGCTTCCACTATTTCTGTTCCCGCAGACGCAAGTTTGGTCGTTGTTGATAAGTCTACAGCGATATACCTAGAAGAAGGCAATTCTATCGCGGTAACGTGTGGCACGGCAAACGGACTGACTTTTAGTGTGAGCTATGAGTTAATCTCTTAAAGGGTTAATAACATGAGTGACAGAATTGGTGGTTATATTCGCCCGGGCTATGACCCGATCCAAGTACCTAGCCCCCCTACGTTAAATTCTGCGGGTGATAATCCCAGTGCCGCACTTGCTTTTACTGCTCCTTCTGACGTGGGTGGAGGAGCTATTACGAGTTATATTGCTCTTGCCACTAACACTTCTACGGGCGCTACAGTCTCAGCAACAGGAACTGCATCTCCAATCACAATATCAGGCTTGACTGAAGGTGTAGCATATTCGTTTGCGGTTGCTGCATCAAATTCTTTTGGGCCTAGTGCACCAAGTAATACGATTACTCAGACTATAGTTCCCCCATCAGGTCAACAGGCGTACACTACCGCGGGAACATACTCTTGGGTCGCCCCGGCTGGAGTACCTTCTGTTTCTGTCGTTGCTGTTGGAGCAGGTTCTGGGGGTGTAAGTTATGGCGCTGCTGGTGGTGGTGGTGGTTTAGGTTATAAGAATAATTATTCTGTCACTGCCGGAAATTCTTACTCTGTTGTTGTTGGAGCAGGCGGCGCTGCCTCAAGTGCTGGTACACCGGGGGGTGATTCTTATTTTGTCTCTACAAGCACGGTCAAAGGCGGCGGCGCGGGTGGGGTCTCTGCTACAGACGGTACAGGTTCTGGTGGTTCTGGCGGGAATTACACAGGCGATGGAGGCGGTAATGGTGGTTCTGGCGGTAATGGTGTTTATTCTCATTCTAGTGCCCCTTATGATACCGCAGGCGGCGGCGGCGCAGGAGGCTACTCAGGCAATGGCGGTAATGGTGGCGTTGCTGGTAGCGGTACGGGTCAAAACGGCGCTGGTGGCGGTGGCGGCGGTGGCGGCGGTGGTAAAGACTCCCAATCAGGTCGCGGTGCATCTGTAGGCGGCGGCGGCGGTGGCGTTGGTATTCTTGGAGAAGGATCAAGCGGTGCTGGCGGCTCTTATGGTGGAAATCCTTCGGACGGAAATTCTGCTATGATCGGTCATGGCGGTTCTGGTGGTACTGATGGCGGGTATAATTTCTCTACAGCTACTGGTGGAGTTTATGGAGGCGGCACTTCTGGGGGTTACCAGCCCGGTGCAGTTGGAGCTGTTCGCATCATTTGGCCCGGTGACACTAGGTCGTTTCCTTCAACTAATACAGGAGATGTCTAATGCCTAATTTCTCAGGAAAATGGTCACAAAATCAAATTCTATACAACGACTTGGGGTTTTATAAAGTCCCCGGCGCTCCGACATCTGTTTCAGCTACAGACGGCAATACTGAATCAGTGGTGTCTTTTACCGCTCCGACGTATGCGGGGATTCCTGCAACAATTACAGGATACAGAGTCAGAGCTACAGTGCAGTCGGGTAGAACCATTGCAGTTACAGTGGCTGATGCAGGTTCTGGTAACAAGTATAACATGGATGGTTCCGCGCAACCTACGTTGACGCTGATTGAAGGTTATACTTATACGTTTGACCAATCAGACGCTAGTAATAGTGGTCACCCATTTAGGTTCTCTACTACTTCAGATGGAACACATGGAAGCGGATCGGAGTACACCACAGGTGTGACTACTTCGGGGACACCGGGTAATGCGGGTGCGTATACTCGAATAGTAGTAGCTGCGGATGCCCCTACTCTGTATTATTACTGTACAGTTCACAGTGGAATGGGTGGAACAGCTAACACTTCTACATTTAATGTGGAAGTAACGGGCAGTGCGTCTCCTTTGACGCTTACGGGTTTAACAAACCAAACAACTTATGACATAGCAGTTCAAGCTCAAAACTTGGGTGGATATGGCGATGCAGGAACAACTACTGCGACACCATCAGAACCTCCTCAAACAGCATACACAACCGCGGGGGCATATACTTTTGTAGTGCCTGCTGGTTTAAACCCCGCAACTATTTCATTAGTAGCTATTGGTGGCGCTGGTGGAGATAACAGTGGCGGAGGTGGCGGAGGTGGCGGTGGCCTTGGCTACAAAAATGGTATTTCGGTTACAGCGGGAACATCATATTCAGTGTTTGTTGGAGCAAGAAGTAACAGCACCGCAGCGGGTGGAGACTCTTACCTTAATTACGGTGGAACTTATATAGGCGCAAACGGCGGCGGCGGTCCCAGTGGACAAACAGGTGGCACAGGTGGCGGCAATTTCGGCTGTGATGGCGGAGGTTCTGGTGGTAACGGCGGTTCGGGGTCAAGAGGCGGCGGCGGCGGTGCAGGTGGATATTCTGGAGCAGGCGGTGCGGGCGGTGGACGTAACGGTCAATACGCTGGTTATGACGGTTCTGGTGGTGGCGCTGGTGGTGGTTATGCAGGATCGCAAGATGGCGGTGGTGGCGGCGGAACTGGTATTTTTGGTGAGGGTTCTAGCGGCGCGGGAGCTACAACATACTCCACACCAAATAGCTACACTTATGGTGCTGGTGGTGGCGGCGGGTCAGGCGGCGGAGACGGTAGAGGCGCTGGCGGTGCTTCACCTAACGGAGACGGTGCGTATGGAGGCGGCGCTGGTTCTGGCAGTAATAGAGGAACCAATGCTCATGGGGCTGTAAGGATTATTTACTCTTTCAACGGAACAACGCGAGCGTTTCCAAGCACAAATACAGGAGATTTATAGATGAAGCTCTATATACAAATTCGTGACGGACAGCCTTATGAGCATCCGATTGTTGAGTGGAACTTCATACAAGCGTTCCCTGACATTGACGTTAATAATCTTCCTCCTGAATACTGCCCCTTCGTGCGAGTAGCAGCGCCTGCTTTGGGTCCATACGAAAAGAACCAGACTGTTTCTTACGGGTTGGTTGAAGGTAAAGCAGGGACATACACCGACATTTGGACTTGTGAAGACATGACAGCAGAAGAAATTCTAGCGAAACAGAACGCAGTAAAAGCGGATTTTGCGGAAAATCATCCTACTTGGGCATCATGGACTTTTGATGAAGATACTTGCGCTATGGTCCCTCCGGTTCCTAATCCGAATCTTCCAGATACACCTTGGTTGTATAACTGGAACGAAGATACTTTGACTTGGGACGCTGCCCAGATAGTAGAGGATGAATAATGTCTATTAAAGATTGGCCGGGTGGCGTAATATCCAAAGAACAAGTGGTTCCAAGTGGACCTTACTTAAATAGCACTGCTTCAGGCATGTGGACTATGGATCAGGCCGCTAGTTATACTAAGCAAGGTATCTGGCCTACAGCGGGAAACGTGGAACCTGACATAGCCTCTAACTTTTCAACGTATTTGTATGAGGGTAACAGTGGCACGTTATCCGTAAATAACGGTATTGATTTTGCTGGTGATGGCGGTCTGCTGTGGATTAAAAATAGAGGCGCGGCGCAAGACCACATGTTGATGGATACTGTTCGCGGTGGGACTAAATATTTAAATTCAAACGCAACAACACAAGAACAAACTTTTTATACTGGGCCACCAGATGAACGTTTTAGTTTTTCGTCAACAGGATTTAGCTCTACTGCCTCAGATTTTAAATGGAACAGTTCTGGTTATAAATACACCTCTTGGAGTTTTAAAAAGCAGGCTAAGTTTTTTGATATACAAACATTTTCTGGGGATGGAGCTACTACAAGAACACTTTCGCATAATTTAGGCGCAGAAGTTGGCATGATGATTATCAAGTCTCGCAGCACTTCAGCGCAAGGTGAGTGGTGGGTTTATCATAGAAGCATGGATGCCAATCCAGAAACAAAACAAATGCAGCTTAGTGAAACTTATGCAGCAAATAACGCAGGAAATATCTTTGGTGCTACTAAACCTACTAGCACACAATTCTCAGTAGGCTCTGGTTCTAACTATTCTGGGCAAAATTATATTGTCTACCTCTTCGCACACGAAACAGGCGCTGATTCTATGATCCAGTGTGGTACTTACACTAACTCTAGCAGCGGTATTGAAGTTAATTTAGGATTTGAACCGCAGTGGTTATTAACTAAAAGCACAGGGGTAGGCAACTGGCCTATTGCTGATAAGATGCGTGGTTGGGAGAATACAGGAGCTGTGGGAGATAATTTTCAGCAATTACGCTCAAATGTAGATAACACAGAAAATGCAGAGATGAACCCCGCTATAACACCTACAGGTTTTGTAACGTATGGCGAAGGCGGTGGCGGTGGCTCTAGCGGTGGAACTTACGTTTATATGGCCATTCGTGCGCCTATGATGATAGCCCCTACGGTCGGGACTGAGGTGTTTAACATGGACGGGTTAGTTGGCAGAACTTCAGATTCTTGGTTCCGTACTGGTACAGGATCATCAACTACGTTTCCAGCAGATTTCGCAATTCGGGTTAGACCTAATGTCGTTGACGAAAAAAATACCCTGACTAGGATTCTTGGCGACAAAATGATGCGAACAGAGAATGCTGCAGCAGTGACGACAAGCGGAAATGCTCAGTGGGATTGGATGGATGGTTACGCAGACGCAGTTAACAATTCTACCTTTTTCTCTTGGATGTGGAAGTCTGCTAAATCATTTTTTACCGTAGTGCCGTACACGGGCAACGGAACAGCAGGACACACTGTAAGCCATAATCTCGGTGTTGTACCTGAAATGATCTGGGTGAAGAAAAGAAACCAAAACAGTAACTGGGAGGTCTACCTTCATAGTCTGGGTGGAACAAAACGGATTTATTTAGACTACGGAAACGCAGTAGAAACTACTTCTACCGCTTGGAATAACACAGACGCAACAGCTACTACGTTCTCACTTGGCACAAGTGGTCAAACAAACCAGAACGGAGGAACTTTTATAGCATATCTTTTCGGCAATTTAGCTGGAATAAGTAAAATTGGTTCTTACACAGGCAACGGCGGAAGTCAGACTATCGACTGTGGCTTTACGTCAGGCGCTAGGTTTATCCTTATCAAACGCACTGACAGTTCTGGTGATTGGTGGGTATTAGACACTGTAAGAGGAATTGCGACAGGTAACGATACTGTTATAACCTTGAACGACACCACCGCGCAAACGTACGCTGATGTTATTGATCCTAATAATTCTGGATTTACAGTAGACACTACAAATGCTGACTTTAACGCATCTGGCGGCAACTACATCTTCTACGCTATCTCATAAGGTAATAAGACAATGGACAAACGTACAGTAGCATCTGCTCATGAGCGGATTGATGGCCTAGAGAAAGAGGTGATTGCCATGCAAACAGAAATGAAGATACAATTTCGTGATCTGTTCGGCAGAGTTAAGCGTCTTGAAGCAATTATGATTGGCACAACAGGCTTCATCATTGCACTCTTAGTCGCTGTCTTAATGAAGATGTAAAATGTGGTGTGTTCTTGTATTTGTCGGGTACGGACACACTTTCGTAAACAATTATGGCACGTTGTTCTATAAAGCCTGCTACTACGACTGCGGCGCACCGGGTGGTCAGAACGGTCAGTGGTACGATAAACGACACGTTGTGCACCCAGACGCTTACTGCTCTGCGAGGTACATGGACACATGATTGATCCTATTACAGCAGTCGGATTAGCCACATCTGCTTTTAACATTTTAAAACAGGGTCTTAGCACGGGCAAAGACATCCAAGAAATGTCCGGCACTTTAGCGAAATGGGGTGCCGCGTTTTCTGATTTCCAGTACGCCGAGCATCAGGCAAAGAACCCCCCGTGGTATAATTTTAAAGGTTCTGATGCTGAAAGCGCGATTGAAATATTTGCGCAGCGCAAGAAGATGGAGGCCATGCGCAAAGAAATTAAAGAGTATATTTCTTGGAATTATGGGCCATCTGCGTGGGAGGAAGTCCTTCAGATTGAGGGGGAGATGCGCAGGCAGCGTAAGCAAGACCTTTATCGTAAAGAAGAATTTAAACGCGCGATTGTTGAGTGGACTGTTGGGTTACTTATAGCTTTCTCCGCTTCGGCGGCGGTAATCTTTGTCCTTTATCATTGGGGTAAATATCAGGGGAAGTGGTGATGTGGTTCTTAGTCTGGTTTCAAGTTATGAATAACAATATCGAGCACTACCAGCTCAATCAGTTTACCACTGAGAATGAGTGCAGAGAAGCTCTCGAGGATGCAAAAATCTTAATAACGACGAGTCAAACCACGGTGTACTGCTTTGAGGTTATTCCAAAATAAACGAGGAGATTACGTTGTATATGACAAATGTGGAAAAGTTGTTATAA